GCCATCAAACAAACGTCTGTCAAAAAATGACCCAGCTTTGTTTGCTAAGGCTGCTATTAAGTTCGGAAACTCTGTATCACCAACTTTAAATGTTTCTTTAAAACGATCTGGTCTTGCTAAAATATCTGCTACTCTTTCTTGATTAATGTTGCCTTGAATATCAGCGATGTCTAATGATGGCACAACATCATCACCTACGATTGAATCAAGTCCAACAGGCGTAGTTTGTATTTGTCTATTACCAAATATCCTAGCAGCATCAGGGACAGTCTGTCTAAATGTGTTTGCATCATCAATTCTTTGCTCACGACCAATCCCAGCTAATGTATCAGGAGATACCGTTGTTAATCTGTCATCTAATGTTATTGGATCAAAAGTTGTATCAATATCAAATACAGTGTCCACTGCTGGTGTTTGTACTCTAGCTCCTTGCAATGTTTCTAATGCCGTATCAGGTACAATGCCACGATTTGGTTCTGGATCAATGTTTGTTATTGGAGTGCCAACATCTCCAAGATTACTTACTATTCTTTGTTGAACATCTGCTGGTAGTGATCTAAATGTTTCTTCTGTAACACCACCTATTCTACCAGTGCCAAATATTTCTGGTGCAATTAGTTGCTCATCTTCTCTTGTTAAATCCTGCATACCTCTGGAAATAGGCACATTTGGTGTTACAATATCACCTCTTGACCCTGCACGTTGTGTTCCAACTGGTGCTATTCCAGTTAATCCAGATGAAAGAGAGGGTGTTGTCTGTCCTTTCGGGTCTAATGTGCCTAACTGATTTACATCTGATGCAACAGGAAGATTTACTCCAAGCTGACCTATATTTAGCCCAGATAATAAAGAGGCATCTCTACCACGCCTCATATCAGCCATCACATCTCTGCCTTGCTGACCAAACTCCTGATTAACAATAGCGTTCTTAATCGCACCCCTTGTTGCAGGATTGCCTAAATTAAAACTCTCGCCTGCTACACTTTTTATAGCATTAATATACCCAGCTCTGTTTGCAGGGCTGTTCTCTTTATTGCCACTACCAAGGTAAGTGTTAGCTAACGCCTCTGGTGTGTTAATATTATTTCTTGCATATAATGACAACTGCCTATCAATCGCATCAATGCCTGCATCTAACGATGGAAATATCGCAGGAGCTAAATTATCTGGTGTAATAGGACCTGATGCTGGTACACTCTTAACAACTTCAGTTGTTAAATCTTCTTGTCCTTGCTTCAACGCCCCTGGGTTTCTTGTAAATGGCAAGCCTGCCGCCCCAGATCTAATTGCACCTAAAACATCAGTAGCTAAAGGATCTGCATCTGGTAAAGCTCCGCCTGCACCTGGCACAACTGTATTTAATGATGCTTGATCTAAAGCTCTGATGCCACGATCTGGTCCAAATGCACCCGTCAATGCTTCTCTTCTTCTTACCGCATCAGCAACTGGTCCAAAACCTGTTCTTACACCGAGACCTAACGGATCATCTAAAAGATCACCAAAAAAATTAGCTCTGGTTGGAGCTAACGGCACCGATAATGGATCTACTTCAACTGGTGCGGTCCTAGTTGGGCTTAATAAGTTACCACCTAACACACCTGTGTTAGATACTAAATTCATTGGTGGCAAACCCACTGGATCTCTTGATAAGCCTGATTGCACAGATTCAGTAGGAGTAAAACCACCTTGAGTGGTCTGTGCAAAATCTGCTGGAGCCATGAATCCTTCTGGATCTAATCCTCTATTTTGTAATAAATTTGCCGTAAATTGTGGGTCATACCTTAAATTTGAAGTTGGTCCAACATTTCTTATATTTGTTCTTGGTCTCGTGTCCACCACAGCAGTGCCACTATCATCATCACCACCACTCGTGCCAGTAAATATACCACTATCATCCACTTGATAATCAGTTCTGCTAGGATCTTCTTCTTCTGTAAACCCCTCATCAAAGTCACCACCAGAATCAGGAGAACTAAAATCAAAAGAACCTGCATCTGATAAATCAGTGTCTGAAAACTCACCTGATGCTTCACCACCAAATTGCATCATTTGAACTGGTTGCATCGGCTCAAATATGTTGACGTTATTAGCTAAAAGGTCTGTGGGAGCTGGTGAGGATAGACCAGCCCCCATACCCACTGGAGAAATCGTTGGAGTTTTGGGTAACGTCCCTAAAAAATTTTTAAAATTGTTCCTGCTCTCAGCAGATGTATCTAAACTCACCTGTGGTGGCTGACTTGGGGCTGGCGGTGTCGGCATAAATCCACCAAGAGGTCCATTTGCCATGTGTTTCTCCACAAAAAACTAGTTTCTGTGAAGATATTATATTAAATATTTATTTTTGACAATAGAAAGCCCATTTCTTTATCGCTTTGCGTCATAATCTTGTTGATTAAGTCAGATTCATCGTCAATTTCACGCATAGTTTTTCGCAATCTATCAATTCTGTCTAAATCATACTTCGTTAATGGCTCTTTGTACTCTTTTACCTCATTGTGTACCTTTTCTGCATCCTCACCCTTGTTATTTTCTAAATATTTTAGTGCCATGTGTACAGAAATTGGCATTTTTAACGTGCCATACTCGTAATGACACCAGGTTCGTAAGCTTACACCTAGTTTTTTTGATAAATTTACCTGCGTTAGATTCAATGCCTTGCGTAAATTGTATACTTCCTTCTTCGTTAGGTCTGCATGACCATAATCAACTCTTTTCATTGGCTTTCCTTTCGTCCATGTTTATCAAAATGTCGTTTTTTTTCATGTCTGCGATCAATTCTTCCTTCGTTCCGTAGCGATATGCCATGCCATTCCAATCACAACAAGCATTTGCCACGTTTTTTAGCAGCAGAGGCATGTCTAGTTCAGCATAGAAGAATGTTCTACCTACCTCACGAATGAGATTATCGTCATCTGTCGCCTCAAACTCTCTCATGGGTGGTACTCGAAATCTATATGTTGTCATTCGTACCTCTTTTGACACCAAATATAGTAATGTTTGCATAAAAGTGCAAGAATTTTTTTGTAAAATTTTTTTTGGGGTCGTGTTTCAAAAACAAGGGGGGCGTTTGAGGAGAACTTGGTGTAGAGATTTTTTGTGCAAAATAATTTATTTTTGTTGGGGACTATGGGTATAGTCCCCGTTAAATTAAACAACAAAAAAGTTTAAGACAATTAATTTAATTGTCTTATTCTCTCTTGTAAATCAGCTAATGTCTGTTGATCTAAATTTTCAATTAAAGAACTTGAACCTCGTTCATCATTGTTATTAATAAATGTTATATTATTACTAGGTCTATTAACATTAACACTTGTTAATATCTCATATCCATTATTAGAATAATTGTCACTTGTTCCGTAACGTGTACCATATTCTTGTTGATTATGTGTAACAACGAATGGCTCATAATTTTCATTTTGTCTTATTTCTGCAATTGTTCGCCTTACTGAATTAGCACAACTAATATTGCAATGTGCCATTATATCTTGCGTTGAACGTCCACCTTGAACCCTGCAAAAGTCCCATAATCTAGACTTAATAGTATTTGCAGAACGTCCAATATAACTTGGACTTGTTAATTGCTCTTGAACTGTATTAGCTTTAAATCTATTTTGTAAACTATGGTCTATAATATTAGTAATAAATCTGGACCAAGTTATAAGCTTTCTATATTCCATAGTGCCAGAATGTGATCTAAATTCTAAAGTCTTTTTTGTGCTATAATGTTTAACACTAATTGCACTATATTTTTCGACTGAACCGTTACCTTTAAATAATCTTGCTAAGTTTTGTAACGTTGGGTTAGCATTTTTAATACTGTTATGTGATGCTGGATATTTGCAGAAATAAGCATCACGTCTTGAACGTGCTATTGTTGAACCAAAAAAATCAATATGTTTACTAATTCTATATCCAACGTCTTTAACAACGTCCAGCGGCAATTGAACTGATTGTCTTGTATCAAATAAAGCATCTAAATTGGACCTATCACTTAAATAGTGACCAAGTCCAGAATATCTATTTTTTAAATCAATAGACTTTAAAGTAAATTGTTCGTTAGTTAAATCTGGTCTAATTGGTAACGTGCTAACGTGCATATGTACTGAACAATCAGTATTAATATAACTATTGTTATCACTTAAAAGTTTAAGACAATCTTTTAAATAGTCCCATGCTACTTGACAATCAGCAAGAACTGGCAAGTCTTGCTCAATGTCAGCTCTTGAACCGTCAGGTTTATGGACTAAGCCTTTAATAGGATTTGAAATTGTTTGATTAATATTATTCATATCAACATATGTTTTATTATTGTTTTTAACCTCAGGCTCAAATCCTAAAGCATATCTGGACTTGGAACCTATTTTTTGAAATAAAGCTTGCATCTTAATTTCCCTTTTTTGTTGTTTAACTTAAATTTATTATATAGTAATGATTGCAATATTCAAGTGAATACGAACAATTTTCAAAAAAAAATTCCAAAAACCTTAAACCTATATATGTGGATAAGTTGTGGATAACCTATTGGGCAGATGCCCCTGGTGCCCGATGCCCGATGAACACGAACAATTGTTCGCACCCGTTCAGGAAAAAACCCCAGCCTGAAGCTGGGGTTCTTGCCAAGGGTAAACTTATCGCCAGTTAGACCCACCGTATTTCCGATGAGAATTAAGGCTTTCCTCTGATGCTTTAAAGCTTTCAAGTATAGCTTCGTCTATCATCTTATCGATGTAGTCCCAGTTGCTTTTAGGATGGAACCCTTTTAAACCTTCCCTTATCGTATGAACGTAACTGGCATTAGGTATGTTGAGACCCGACCAGTTCATTTTGTAAGCGAATCCTTGATAGTGCTTGAAGTAATCACCATTCGTATTCTTTTCGTGAATGTATCCGTCTACTTCAATTTTTCTATACAAGCTTGGGAAGCTTTCGAATCTATCTAGGGCTTTCTCACAATCTGGTGTAATTTCCCAAATAACCACTGGGGCTTCACTATACCAAGCTGATTCAATTTCTGGATAAGTAAACTTATCAATATCCGCAACATTATTAAACTTGAGTCTGAAGTCATTTAAATGTCCAGCCCCAATAGCCCTAGCGTTAGGACACCTACGCTTCATAGCCTCTTTATTTGTATTCGCACCGTATGCAAAGTATATCTTTTTCATTACTACCTCCTTAAAATGGTATTATTATTACGACTGCACAAGCTAATGCCCAAAAGGTAATTGCTGATGCTACAGTTATCACTATTTCTAAAAAGTCCATTTAGCACCCCCTTTCAATAGGGCAATCGTTTTCACGGCAACACTCTAAATGACCCTTAAGTGTGTCGTGAACTGAGTGACGTTCTTTATCATATGAGTTCTCCATAAAATTCATAAAATCATCAAAGCTTTCATAAATCCACTTGTTACACCAGTCTTGCTGATGATGATCATAAACGTAATATAATTTTTTTGACATTTTATACTCCTTGGCTGTTTATATAATATATAGTAATCATTACTACTAATATGTCAACAGGTAATTAAACTTTTTTTTATTTTTTTACAGGCATCATAATACTTCCAGAATACCTGCTGCGACTTCGAACAATTGTTCGGACTGGTGCTGCCGCAGGTAACCAATAATACCTGTAGCCAAAACCAAGACAAAAAAAATCGGCAGCAGGTCGCCCCGCTCCCGATTTTCCCGAACAATTCCCCGATTATTTTAAATGACTTGTTCCGTTATAAGTATCGCAACCAATTAAGTAAATTGATTCTTTACTAAATCCCCTAATTATAAGGCTAGTTATTTTTTTTCTACTTATCGGACAATTTGTAAAACCGTAAAAAGCGAACATTTTTTGAATATCATTAATTTTTTTAATCATCTTCGTTCACTCCTGCTATCTGATTATTGCAGTTTGAGTTTTCGCACTTCTGACTGGTCGAAATTTCGTTCAATCCGTTCCAGCCTCGGTAATTATCTCCGTTGTCCTGCTTATTGCAGTCATCAGAACAATATGACTTAATGTCTGCAATGTCTCCGTTATCGTCTTCGATTATGTGAATGTGTGCTGATTGTTTAAGCATCTTCGGTCTCCCTATGTGCTACCTCCTCAAGAGCATACCAAGCTAATGCGTTGAGTATCTGCGTATCCATTCCATCGGTAACCGTTGCCTTGTCTGGGTGACCGTGTATAGTGTCGGCAATTTCTGATATTAACGGGCTCATATCCTTTAAACAACTAAACCCTTGTATCATTTTATAAACGTCTTCGCCTAGCTCCTGAGCTTGCTCTTTAGCATAGCCATAAATAGCTTTTATATTATCTTTGGCAAATTTAACTGTTTCGTAATGATATATAAAACCTGAGAATCCACCAGCAGCACCGCCATTAATAACGTCTTTTAGTGTTTGCTTAGTGTCTTCTTCGCTCATGTTAAGCTGCTTAATTACAGCTTCTTTCATATTGTTATAATCCAATTTTATTTCTCCTATGGCTGAATTAATATAATATATAGTAATCATTACATTATTAATGTCAACAACTTTTTTTATTTTTTTTCATGCCTGGTATCGCTGCTGTACCTGCTGCTGTGAGTACGAACAATTGTACGCTTTCACGCCCCAGGCGTAGACCTGCTGCCTCATCGACTCCAGGCACACCTGCTGCCTGGTACCGACTCCGAACAATTGTGCGTATTCAAACAGGAGGCAGCGAGTCCCGATCCCCATTCGCCCCGATCCTCCCTGGGCAGCCTGACCTGCTGTGCCTGAATCCGAACAATTGTACGATGAGACACAGCCCGCAGCCCAGGCGACTTCCCGATCCCGATGCTGTACCTGCACCTGACTGCGAACAATTATACGGTTCCGCAGCAGGTAACAGCCCGATCATTAGCCCGATCCCGATGCCTGTAGGAATTGTTCGGTCCCCTTGGCTGCCGACACAGCAAGTTTTTACCCCGATAATCCCACTTTTAGCTAGTTTTACCTATCTTTTTTGGTTCTATATGGGAAACATTGGCTCTCTTCATGCGTGACTCGGCTTTTTGTTGTAGAGCCTGAAGTTCAGCCAGTATTTCTTCCTTCGACATCTTATCAACTTTCTCATGTAGCACATGGGACTTGTTTATAAGCACTCCAGAAGCCCGTAAGCGTAGTTCTTCAGCCCGAATAGCATCTCCATATTTCTCCCGATCAAACGCTTCGTTACGGATCTTTAACAGGTCCCGAAGCGACTTATCAAGAGTGACCCCGAAGCGAGCCCGATTCTCCTCCTGCATTTCTTGCCATCGCTCCTGCACTACTGGATTACGCAACAACCTAACTGCGTCTACTGACGGGTTACTGTATCCAGCTTGTCTAGCGGCGTTAGTCTGCGTCATATCCTTGTGCATGAAGTTATCAAGAAAGTCTTGTTGTCTTTGCGTTAATCGTTTGAGACCTTTTTCTCTTTGTTCTTTTGGTAAATTTTCACCTACTTTTGGCATTACGTTTTAGCTCCATTTATTTTAGTTATTGGGGTAGGGGGAGAGGGGTTACTTACCCTCCCCCTATACCCCCTATAGGGGGGGAAGTACGGTAAGTTGGTAAGTTTCAATAAAATCAATGACTTACGAGGCATAAAATACTTACCG